CCACGAAGTGGGGCGTTGCGGAGCTCCTCGACGCGTGCCGCGTGCTGGACGCGCTGGCGGACGCGGAGGCGGAGCTCGCGGACATCGCGCGGGAGAAGTGACCTATGAGCGACGCACTAAGGCAGGTTTTCGCGGAGTTCGGCATCGCCTGGGAAGGGAGCGCCCTCGAGCGCGGCTCCCACCAGGTGGACGGGATGATCGATCGCGCGCAACGCCTCGCGGGCGTGCTCGCGGGCTCGCGCGTCATCGGCGCCATCTTCGAGTTCGCGAACGCCTTCGAAGAGACGGCGGGCCAGCTCGAGGACACCGCGGATGCGATGGGCACCACCACCGACGAGTTGCAGGAGTTGCAGCGCGCCGGGGTCGGTGCAGGCCTCTCGGCGGAGGCCACGTCCGCCGCCCTCTCGCACCTCCAGCAAGCGAGCGCCGACGCAGCGCGCGGCGCGAAGGGGCCCGCGGATGCGTTCCGCGCGCTCGGTGTCCAGCTCAAGGACTCGGATGGACAGGTCCGCTCCACCGCGGACGTGATGGACGATCTCTCCCGCAACTTCGGGAGCATCACGGACCCGGCGCGCCGCGCGCAACTCGCACAGGACCTCTTCGGGCGCTCGGGCGCGCGCATGGCCAACATCCTCCACGAGGGTGAAGGCGGGCTCGCGGCGCTGCGCGCGGAGATGGCGGAGCTTGGGGGCGGCACGCTCCCCGAGGCCGTGGAAGCCGCGGGCGCTTACGGTGATGCGATGGACCGCCAGCGGGTGGCGTCGCAATCGCTTCGAAGCGTGATCGCGGTCCAGCTCCTCCCGGCGCTCACATGGCTCACCGCCGCGGGCACGAAGGCCACCGCGTGGTTGGTGAAGATGACCCGCGACACCAACTTCATGCGCACCGCCATGGTCGCGTTGGGTGTGGCCGGGGCCATCGCCGGTACGAGGTTCATCGCCTCGTGGGGGCCGACGCTGTTGCAGTTCGCGCGCGTGGCCGCAGTGGTGGCCGTCGTCGCGCTCGCGGTGGATGACCTCATCACCCTCATCGACGGCGGGGACAGCGCCATTGGGCGCTTCCTCGATTCGATGGGTGGCGCGGGGACCAGCGCACGCTTCGTCACGGAGTTGAAGCTGGCGTGGGAGGGCGTCCAGCTCGTGGTTCACGACGCGGGCGCGGCCCTCGAGGACTTCGGTGTCCAGGCGGGCACGGTGCTGGACAGCGCGAGCGAGAAGTGGCGCGCGTTCACGACGGGCGCGCGCGAGATGATGGACGCCGCGATGGCCGCGATTCGTTCCGCGCTCGAGGCCGTGGGCGTGCCCGTCGATGCCATCGCGCGCCGCGTGGAGAGCGTGCTCGGTGCGGCGCGGCGCTTCGCAGGGCGCGCGGTGGACCTCGCGGTGCAAGACATCACCCCCGCGTCCTCCTCCCCCAACGGTTCCACGAGCTTCTTGGGGGACCTGGTGAACCCGCGCACCATCATGGACGAATGGCGCGGCGTCTTCGGGGGCGGCGCGCTCGCGGGGGCCGCGCCCGCGATGGCCTCGCAGACACCCGGCGCGCGCGCGCAGAACGTCACCCACGACAACCGCACCACCAACACGGTGAACGTCACCGGCGTGACCGACCCGCGCGCCGCGGCGGCGGAGGCCGTGAGGCTCCTCGAAGCGCGCGACCGCGCGCGCAACGACGCAGCGCACCCCACCAACGCGAACGAGTAGGAGGACCTCGTGGCGACACTTCTCGAATGGACCGACCCGAGCGGCGCGACCGTCGCGGTGGAGCTGGACCTCACCGCCGCGGAGGCGTGGGAGCTCGCGGCGGAGGTGACGGACCACCCCGTGGAGGAGGGCGCCGCGGTAAGCGACCACATCCGGCCCGGCCTCGACACGCTCACCTTGGAGGGGTGGGTGGCGCTCGCGCCCCTCGTGGTGCCGCGCGTGGACCCCTCGGGCCTCACGGGCTCGGTGCGCGCCACGACGGTGCGCGCGGGCGGCGTGGATCGCACCTTCACCGTGCTGGCCTGGGATCGTGAGGTGGACCGGCGGCGCGTCATGGACGAGCTCTTTCGCGCGCTCACCGCGGCGGGCACGCTCGTGTCCGTGACTACGTCGCTCCGCTCGGTGTCAGACCTCGCGGTGACCCGTTATCGGGTGGACCGTTCGAAGGACACGTCCGGCGTGCTCGCGGTGACCCTCGACCTTCGAAGGGTCCGCAAGGTGGCCACCTCGCGCGTGGCCGTCACCACGCCCGCGCAGCGCCGGGGCCAGCGCGCGGGCCAGCGCGGCGCGCAACCGGCCCGCGCCACCGACCGGCGCTCCACCCTCGCCCGCGCCCTCGACAGCGCGAGGAGCCTCCTCCCGTGAATGAGATTCCTTGCACCCCGGCGGGCGCTTCGAGGTGGACGCAGCGCACCACGCTGGCCTCGCGAGACTACCTCCTCACCTTCGAGTGGAGCCAACGTGACGGCGGGTGGCGCCTCACCGTGGAGGACCAGGACGGCGTGGCCATCACCTCGGGGCGGAGGCTCTCGACGGGTTACCCGGTGCTCCGCGGCGTGCTGGACGCGCGACGCCCGCCCGGTGACCTCGTGGTGGTGGACACGCTGGCCAGCGACACACGCGCGCCCGAGGACCCGTCCTTCTCCTCCCTCGGGGCCCGTCACACGCTCGTGTATCTCGACCCCGGGGAGCTCGGGTAATGGAGCTCTTCGGCCGCGCGTGGAGGGTCCAGGTGGGCACGCTCGCGTTGGGCGCGCTGGACGTGGAGTTCAAGGTGAAGCGCACGCTCCGCGCGAGGGCGGGGACGTGCGATCTCATCGTCTACAACCTCTCGGAGGCCCACCGCGCAGAGCTTCGAGGCCTCCGCCGCGCGCTCGTTCAGATTGAAGCGGGCTACGTGGGCGGGCTCACCATGCTCTTCCGCGGCGACTCGCGGAAGGTGACGGTGGTGCGTGAGGGAACGGATTGGGCCTGCACCGTCACGGGCGGCGACGGGGAACACGCTCTCCAGACGGCGCGCGTGTCGCGCTCCTTCTCCGCCGGGGCGCGCGTGGAGGAGGTGGTGGGTGCGTGCGCGGACGCGCTCGGGATCGGGCGCGGCAACCTCCCCGAGGCCCTCCAGGGCGCGGAGCTCGGACGCGTGGGCGCGACCTTCGCGGAGGGGACCGTGGTTCACGGCTCCGCCGCCGCGGAGCTCGCGCGCGTGCTCGCCACCGCGGGCTTCGAGTGGTCGATTCAAGACGGTGTGTTGCAGCTCCTCCCCATCGGGCGCGCGCTGCAACGCACGGCGGTGGTGCTCTCCCCGGACACCGGCCTCGTGGGCTCCCCCGAGGTGGGCAAGTCCCGCACGGTGAAGGCCACGGGGCTCATTCAACCGGACCTCATGCCGGGGCGCCTGGTGGACCTTCGAAGCGCCATCGTGAACGGGCTTTATCGCGTGGAGGAGGTGGAGTTCACCGGCAACACGCGCGGCGAAGAGTGGTACGCGAACTTGACCCTAAAGGAGCGCCCGCAATGAGCTTCGGACCGCGCCCCATCGACCCGGACCTCCAAGACCTTCTCGTGGCCCACCTCGAGCGGTACGAGCTCCAACACCGAGGCCCACAGCCGGGGCGCGTCGAGAGCTACGACGCCGCGACGCAGACGGCGAACATCCTCCCCCTCCTCAACTTCCCCGTCCCCCAGGGCGATGGGACCGTGACCTGGGAGGAGTGCCCGGTGGTGCCCTCGGTGCCCGTGGTGTGGCCGCGCATCGGTTCGTGGTTCTTCGCGGGCGCACTCCAACCGGGCGACACCGTCCTCCTCCTCCCGCTCGAGGGCTCCGCGGGCGCGTGGCGTGCTGGCGATGGCGCACCCCAGGACCCCGACGACTTGCGGCGCCACCACCTCGCGAACTGCGTCGCGCTCCCCGGCCTCTACGTGCGCTCCCGCGCGCTCGCGCGCGCGCCGCGCGCTACGGGCACGGACGGCGTGCTCACCAACTCGGACGCCGCGCTGGTCCTCGGGAGCGACGCGGGCGCCGCGCGCATCACGCTCCGCCCCAACGGCGCGCTGGAGATCGCACAGGGGGACGCGGTCGTTGTGGCCGTTGACCCCGATGGAACCGTGCACCTCGGGGGCGTGGCCGGTGACTTCGTGGCGCTCGCGGCGCTCGTGGACGCGCGGCTCTCGACGGTGCGCGCAGCGTTCAACGCGCACACCCACGCGGTCACGGGCGCGAGCGCCACGGGCGGCGCGGTGACAGGCACCGCCGCGGCCCCCACGGGCTCCATACCCTCGCTCGCCTCGACCGCGGCCACGAAGGCGAAGGCGACGTAGCTACCGCCCCGCGTCCGCGGTGCTCTCGCACCGAGGCAGGCCCGCCGCGCCACGAGTGCAGAACCACGAGCTCCCGCCGCACAGGAGGTTGCAGTCCGCGGTGCGAGCGCACACCGGACCCCAGGCGCCGGCGGTGCAGACCCGCGCATCAACGCCAGGCGCGGGACACGCGGCGCGCGCGCTCACACACCGGCTCTCGACGCAGCAATACACCGCCGGATCGCTCGCGGTGGTGCGGCACGCTCGCTCACAGTCTGCGTCCGCGGCGCACGGCCCGAGGCACGCGGCCGGATCGGGGCCGCTCGTGTCCTCGGGTACGTCCTCGGGGGCCACATCGCTCGAGGCGTCGGCCACGTTGCACACGCACACCGGCGACTCGCCGACGCAGCGCCACACGCCCGAGGCCGCGCCGCACGCGCACCCTCCTCCCGCGATGGCCGCGCACGTCCCCTCTTCGGGCGGCGCATCGGTGGGCGTGCCCGAGGACACAGCGGGACCGCACGCCACGAGGAGCACCACGAGGAGGACGAGACGTAGGAGGGCCATCGGGGCGGAGGATACGGCGGAGCTCGCACGCACGTCACGCGCTCCGTGAATGGGTTGCGAGGGTGCGCGCCGTTGAATCTCGCACGCGCGCCCGCGCACGCTCCGCCCGTGCGAGACCTCGCCCTCGACCCGCTCACCGGCCGGATGCTCCTCGCGGGCGGGCGTGCGCGCCTCACCGAGCCGGGCGCGGAGGCCGTGGGCCAGCGCCTCCGGTTCCGCCTGTCGCTGTGGCAGGGCGAATACGTTTTGGACCGCGCGGTGGGCATTCCCGCCCTGTCGGTGATCCTCGCGAAAGGGCGCACCGCGCTCGCGGAGGCCCTCCTCCGCCGTGCAATCGCGACGTGTCCCGGCGTGGCCTCGCTCCGCTCCTTCTCCCTCGACCTGGACCGCGCTACGCGCGCCAGCTCGGTGGCCTTCGACGCGCGCACCATCGACGGGGAGCCCGTCACCCTCGACGCCTTCCGGGTGACGCCTTGACCGCGGGCCTCTCGAGCACGGGCTTCACCGCGAAGACCGCGGTGGAGATCGCCGACGAGATCGCCGCGACGCAGCGCGCGACCATCGACCCGACGTTGGACACCTCCGCGGAGTCGGTGGTGGGCAACCTCAACGCCGTGGTGGCCACGAAGCTCCGCGAGCTCTGGGAAGCGGCGGAGCTGGTCTACGGCGCGCGCTCTCCGCGCAACGCTTCGTTCTCGGCGCTGGACGACCTTTGCGCCATCACGGGCACCACGCGCGCGCCCGCCACCAAGGGCACCGTCTCTCTGCGCCTCACCGTCGCCGCCGGGCGCACGATTCCCGCGGGCTCCGTCGCGCACGTCGCGGGTGACACCACCAACAGGTGGGTGACGCTCGCGGACGCCGTGAACTCCACGGGGTCCTCGGCGCAAATCACCGTGGCCGCGGAGGCGGAGACCGCGGGCGTGTTCCTCGCGTACGCGGGCACGCTCACAACCATTGCCACGCCGGTTTCCGGGTGGAGCGCCGTTACCAACCTCGCGGACGCCACACCCGGCCGCGCCGTCGAGACGGACGCCGCGCTCCGCCTTCGCCGCGAGCGCGAGATTCAAGGCCCTGGCGCGGGCACCGTGGGCGCCATCACCGCCGCGCTCTCCGCGGTCGCCTCGGTGCGCCAGGCGGTGGTGTTCGAGAACCCCACGGACGCGACGGTGGACG